CGTCTTTCGCCGGGGCGAACAGTACTGGCACGGGCGGGTTGATGGAGGTGGCTACGTCACTAAAGCCGCGCCCTATACAGACCAGCGAAAGATTCGTGAACTGGACAAAAAATGGTTGTGTTCTGCTTCGATTCCGTGTAAAGTGGAAACACTGAATAGAGACGAACAAGGGGCAATGAGATGAAAGGCTATTATCTGAGTATGTTAGCAGACGGTTCTCGCGTGATTACCACGTTTGATGGCGCTATCGTCGCCAAAGTGCTGGCGTACAAGCACTGGCTGACCTCCGGTTTCAACAGAAGCAAGGTGGAGAACGAACACGTCATTTTCAAGGTGGATGGCGTGTTCTGGCACGGGCGGACGCGAGGAGACAATCAGGTCTGTCGGTGTAACCTCTATAAAGACCAGCGCTTTGCGCGCCGGGCACTTGGGCTGTAGTCTCATCGTCGATGCTGATAAGGGGTTCACGGGGATTCCCGTGAACCCCTTTTGACGTTTAAGGATTCTATGACTAAGAGCTACTTTGTTCTGGATTGTCATGCGTTATCCCGCTGGTCATTGGCCGGGGTGATTCCCGCACTGCTGGATAACCCGACGGTCTGGCGGGATGATTGCCCCGTCACCCTTGACGATGTGCGCCGGACGATTGAGCAGACGGCTAGAGATATTATAGCGACGCAGCTACGCAGGCGCATCGCCCGTGAGTTCCCCTCCATCGCTAATGCGATGTATGACATTGCAGCGACGGGCAGCCTACTGGCGGACTGGCAAGCGCCATTTTGGGCTAGGGTAGACGGTCTAGCGGTCGATTTTGAGCCGGTCAAGCGTTGCCCTGCGTCCCGCCTGCGACCGGAGTTGCCCGACTACCCCGCGTTCCTGCGTCTGGTGGGCGATTGCGTGGGCGCGGCGGTTGCCCGGCTCCCGTCGCCAGATATTCCGCCAGATTTTGTGGCGAGCTATCTCTTGGCGGATGCGCGACTGAGCGCCCGTCCCGACCTGCTACGCGAGGCGATTGCCTCGCGGGAAAGTGCGATTCTGGCGCGCTACCAAGCCGCCACGGAGGAGACGAAGGTTCAGAGACGGCGGAGAACACAGACCGCGTCAATCTTGCTGCAAAACGCCAGGAAGATAGGGCTGCCCCTGCCGGAATTTGCCCGCCTGGTCGGCATGGAAGGTGCGACGCCCGCTGAGCTACGGGACGCTGTGGGCGGCATGGGTACAGCGTCCTTGTACCGTATCCGCCGAGAAATAGAATATCGCGGGAAAATAGCACGAGAGACATTGGCCTTAGTGGACAAGTTGATTGCTGGGCAGGTAAAATCGCAGCCTTCGCATATCGAGGAATGGCATTGAGCAGGTTACTGGTGAAGCGATTGACGCTGGATTTTCCCTTGCCGCCGTCCGTTAACGCGGCGTTCGTGTCTCGCGCCGGGGGACGCAGGATTCGCCGGAGTGCAGAATACGCTTTTTGGGTAGGCTGCGTCTGTGATGAATTTCCCGACCGGGAAAAGATACCGACGATTGGCGACGCGCCGTATTTCTTGGAGATTCTGTTACCCGTCTCCATGCGTGGCGACGTGGATAACCGAATCAAGCTCCTTTCTGATATGTTGTCAGCGCCAACAGCCGACCACGATTACCGCCTGGGCGTGGTCACGGACGATAAGCGGATGCTTGGCTGCATTATCTCGCGGCATGCTTCGGTTCCTGACAAAATCGCACGGGTTACTATTGATGCCGACAGATGAGCAGCTACAACTTGACCCGTATCAACTGGAAGGGGCGCGGATGCTCGCGTCGCATTCACGCGCCGGGCTGTTCGATGAGCCAGGGCTAGGTAAAACGGCCCAGGCCATTCACGCCCGTCTGCTGACCGGGGACACCCGGACGCTGGTGGTTTGTCCGGCGGCGGCGCGTGTCGTATGGGCGTACCAGTTTCGGTTGTGGACGCCACCGGATACGCCGCCCGTGCGCGTGGTGACAGCGGAAACGGTCTTCGACGCCCTGGGTTGGCAGCGGGGCACCTTCCCTGTGCTGGTCGTGAGCTATGAGCAGGCGACAAAATGGCTATCCGACCTGACCGGGGACTTCTTTGACTTGCTCATCATGGACGAAGCGCACTACATGAAAAATCCAGACAGTCAGCGCGCCAAGGCCCTTCTTGGCACGGGGGACGCTGAAAATAGCATCCTGTCATGGGCTTGCCGGGCGTGGTTGTTGACTGGGACTCCGGCCAAGAATGACCCTAAAGACTTATGGGTTTTGTTGAGAAGCATGGGCGTTTTACGCATGGGATATTATGCGTTCCAGCGTATCTACTTTGACCAGACCTACGGGTTGCACTCCACCGCCAACAAGGTGAAACCCGCGAAACGGGCTGAACTCCGAGCGCTGGTCTTGCAGCGGGCGCTAATGCGGACGTTTGAGGATGTTGCCCAGGAACTCCCGGCGATTCGATTGACCACCTTGCCGATTGATGGCGACAGCCGCGCCGTCACTGAGTACCTAGCGCAGTACCCCGGCTTATCGGAGTCCATCGTAGCGGCGATTGACGGGGAAGGCAGGCTGACCTTTGATGATAACAGCCACTATGCGACCTTGCGGGCGCTTATCGCCGAAGCGAAAGCCCCTATCTACGCCCGCATGGTGGCTGAGGAGATTAAGGGCGGGTCAATCGATAAGCTGGTGGTGTTTGGGTTTCACCGGGCCGCACTGCACGTAGTCAAGGAACACCTTGTTAATCAAGGCATTAGCTGTGCCATGATTATAGGCGGCGTCCCGGATGATGTGCGGGCGGAGGCCGTGGAGCAGTTCCAAAACGGCGACCTGCGTGTTATCGTGGCAAACATCGTGAGCGCTGGTACGGCGCTAACGCTGCATGCGGCATGTACTGTGGATATGCTGGAAAGTATGTGGACGCCTTCGGATAACGTCCAGGCTATCCGAAGGGTTCGTCGCCGTGGGCAAAAGCGCCCGGTTCTGGCGCGCTTTGCCATGTTACTGAACAGTATTGACGACGTGGTCACGGCGACCGTGCTGCGAAAAGCGCGGCGAATCGGGGATGCGCTGGGCAAAGATAAACTTTTTTCCGAAGCGGCTGTTGACACGCAAGCCAACCCTCTGTAGTATTCAACTTGTCCTCAATAACGGGGACAATAACCAGGTGTAAGCGATGAAAATTATCATTTCCTTTGAGGGGTTCCCAGATGCTTTACCCTCTTTTTCTTTTGATACGTCGGCTGTTGCTGCGCCCGCTCCGGCTCCCGAGGTAGACACTACCGCACCCGCGAAGCGGAGTCGCAAGACGGCAAGCGCCCCGGCTCCTGCCCCGGAACCGTCCGCGCCAGTCCCGCCAACCCCGCCGGTTCCCGCCCCGGAACCCGAACCTGCCCAAGAGGAGTTGGTGGAGAACTGGACGGACGAAGCACCTGTAGATGACGCTGCACTTATTGCCGCTGCTAATCGGGCGGTTGCAGCGATGGATGGTAGCGGGCCAGCGAAAATCCGTAACTTCATCGCAGGGCGCTATCAAGACGATACGGGCGCACCCGCCACGCTACGCAAGACCAGACAGTCCCAGCGGCTAGCACTACTCATGGACTTGGCAGCCCTCGCCAAGGGGGAGCTAGTGCTGTGAGCGCTGGCGGTCATGCCCTGTTTGGCGGTTCGACAGCGAGCCGCTGGCTACGCTGCCCGGCGTCCGTCCGATTGGCGCGGGCCGCTTCCCCAAACCCGGTCAGCCCGCAGATGCTCCGGGGCACCCATGCTCACGCCCTGCTAGAGTACTGCGTATGCCATCCGCAAGAGTCGCCGGACAAGTTCCTTGGTCGGTCGCTCATTGCTGAGGCGCGCCCGTTTGACAAGGAAGATATTGACGCGGTGAAGGTCGCCGTCGCGTGGGTGGATGATATGCAGGCCACCCGCCCAGGCTGCAAGGTGTTCCCCGAACGGTACATGGCCCTAGACACAGGGTTTGGTGGGGATGTAGGCGGAACGGCGGATGTTATTATCGTCGATAAGAAGAACCACGAACTGCTTGTCATGGACTACAAGCACGGGGCAGGGGTCTTCGTAGACGCGGGGACGCCGCAGTTACAACTTTACGCGGCGGCGGCGATGCGTGACCCGTTTATTGTCAAGCCGCGCACCCGGATTGACTCAGTAAAAGCGGTCGTTATCCAACCCCGCTGCAACTGGGGCGGGAAGGGCGTGACACGGGAGAGGGATTACACCAAGCAACAGATGGATGATTTTGTTGACTCGGTGGCCTACGCGGTCGCTTTGGCGGGGCAAGAGGACGTACCGCCAAAGCCAGGTGATGAGCAGTGTCGGTGGTGCCCGGCGCTTAAGAACTGTGAGGAAGGGAGGGCATGGAAGAATGCGCTCAAGGTGGGAGCGGATGTGCCCTTTGCTGGCAGGGAAGTCACCGCTCAGAGCGTAGAGCGGTGGCTGATTGAGGCCAAGACAGCCGCGAGTAGCGTTGCCGAGGGTAGCGCTATCACAGTGAGCGCCAAGGAACTGGGGCGGCTGTTGACCTTGTGGCGGCAGGGAGAGGCATTAGGGAAGAAAATCGAGGAGCTGGCGTTGCAACGGGCGCTGGACGGGGAGGACATTCCCGGCTATGGCTTGGTGCCTACCCGGCCTGTGAAGAAGTGGTTGGATGAAGCAGCGGCGGAAATATCGCTGGCTAAGTTAGGCGTGTTGCCGTGGACTAAAAAGTTATTGACTGTAGGGGAGGCACTAAAAGCCGTTCCCGTCGGTCAAGAGCACTTCCTTGACCCGCTGATTGTTGCAGTAAGCAGCGGACACAAACTGATTGACCTGACTAAGTGAGAATGAGATGAAAATTGTATCTGTGAAAGAGATTAACTCCCGTCTGAGCCAGCAACAGCTAGAGCAACTGGTGAAGGGCAACCTGCCAGGGGAGATTGATTCTGGCTCCTTGATGTCGGGCGTAGTCCGGCTCGCGTGGCCTGCCTTGGCCGCTCCCCAGTCGGTCATGGGCGGCGACCCGCGTTACAGTGTAACGGGGCTTTACCCCTTCGCCCCGATTGACGCGGTAACGGACGTGCTGCGTCGGGCGCTGAAGGAGAACTATCCGACCATGCCGGGCTTGTGGGCGCAATCGCTGGATATGGATAACCGGCGCTCCCCGCTGAAGAATCAAGGGATGTACGTCTCCCCCGACCTTGGCGGCGCGTCTCTGAACGGGAAGTCCTATGGCGGGTATGTGCCTGGGTACGCCTTCTTCCGGGCGAGAAGCGGGCGCGAGGTGCCTTGTTTCCGTCGCCGCCTGGGCGTGGTAGAACAGGTGCCTTTGGAGGAACTGGAAAAGGAGTTTTATTCCGGGTGCTGGGTCAACGTGCTGCTGACTCTCATCAAGTCAAGTTCCCAGGCGAATCCCGGAGTGTTCTTCGCGTTGCAGGGCGTCATGAAGCTGGCGGACGATTCGCGTTTGGGCGGAACGTCAGTATCGTCAGCGAATTTCGCCAACACGACCAGCATCGAATCCCCGGACGCGGCGGCAAGCGCTCCTGGTCGCTCTGCTATGCCTTGGGATTGATGTAACAGGGTAGTGGCTACGCGCCCGCTTCAGCGGGCGCTTTTATCTCTAAGGGGGCAACATGAAAGTCCATCTTGACTTTGAAACCCGGTCAACCGCTGACCTACGGGCGGTTGGCGCAGCAGCCTACGCCGCACATCCAACAACTGAAGTGCTCTGCGCCGCCTATCAGATAGACGATGCGCCCGTGGCGCTGTGGGTCAAGGGGGATGAACCCCCCGTGCCCTTGCTGGACGCGGTCAGACGCGGGGCTACGGTCTGCGCGCATAACGTGCTGTTCGAGTTGTGCATCTGGACGCTGCATTGCGTGCCTGTGTTGGGTTGGCCGCCCTTGGCGCTGGATAAGCTGGATTGTACGTGCGTCCGGGCGCGGCGTATGGGGCTACCAGACTCCTTGGCCGGGGCGTGTCAGTCGTTGAATCTGGCTGAGCAGAAGGACAACGACGGGCACAAGCTCATGCTGAAGATGTGCGTTCCCCGGAAGCCCCGAAAAGGGGAAGACCCGGATGGTATCTACTGGGAGGAATCGCCAGAGCAGATGGCGCGGTTGGGTGAATACTGCATGCAGGACATACGGGCGGAGCAAGCCCTTGATGCACATCTCCCCGCACTGACCGGGGACACGCAGCGGGCGTTCATCGCTGACCTGACGATTAACATGCGGGGTTTCCCGCTTGACGTGTCTACCATGCGCCAAGCGATGAAAGTCTTGGACGAAGCCAAGAAACGCATCGACCGGCGAATGCGAGAGATAACCGACGGAGAGGTAGCCACTATCTCCAAAGTCACGGCGCTGCGCGATTGGCTGACCCGCCGGGGCGTCGATGTTCCTGACTTGCAGAAGGCGACCATCGATTCCTTGGTGAAGGACATTAGCGGCGATAGTCTTGCGGTTGAGGCGCTCCGGCTACGCCGGGAAGGGGCGAAGATTACCAGCTTGGCGAAGTACCGGGCCGGAGCCGACGCAGCCGAAAGCGACGGGCGGGCGCGGGGCATGTTCATGTTTCACAAGGCGGGCACGGGGCGATGGGCCGGGGCCGGGTACCAGCCCCATAATCTGGAACGGGTAGACCCTGAAACTGAAGACCCTAGAATCATCGCCCAAACGCTGCACATCTTGGGCCATGCCCGGACGGCGGAAACCGCAGTGGACTGGTTGGAACTGTCCGGGCTGTCGCCACTGGTTGCACTGGGCAAGTGTACGCGGGCGATGGTCTGCGCGCCGGACGGCTATGAGTTTATCGGCGCGGACTACTCAAACGTGGAGGGCCGGGGCGCAGCGTGGCTCGCCGGAGAGGACTGGAAGACGCAGGCGTTCAGGGACTACGACGCCGGGACGGGGCCAGACCTGTACAAGTTGGCCTATTCGCGCTCCTTTGGTGTTCCCGTGAGCCAAGTCGTTTCCGCACAACGCCAGATAGGTAAGGTTGAAGAGCTGGCGCTTGGCTACCAAGGGGCGGTCGGGGCGTTCATTTCTATGGGCGCTAACTATGGTATCGACGCAGAGCGGGTCTATCGGACGGTTATCGCGGTGGCTGACCCGGCGGAATGGAGTGACATTTCCCGGCGCTACAAGCGCACGGATACCTACGGGTTGTCTCAGAACCACTGGACGGCCTTTCGCTACGTGGTGGAGGGCTGGCGCAAGAGCAACCCTTGCATCGTCCGTATGTGGTGGCTTATGCAGGACGTGGTTTTGCGGGCGGTAGGCGCGCCGGGGAACATGCTGGAAGTTTTAGGCGGTAAAGTGAAGGTCTACTGCACCCGTTCGCGGCAATTCTTGTATATCTACTTGCCGAGCGGACGGGCTATCTCCTACTTCCGCCCCCGGATAGCTGAGAACGACGGGCGGGACGCCGTCTGCTACATGGGCCGAGGAGGTTCCGGGTTCCGGGGTGAGATAGCCTTGTACGGCGGGTTAGTATGGGAGAACATTATCCAGGGAATGTGCTGCGACCTGCTGATTAACGGTATCCTGAACTGCGAGGCGGCAGGATACCCCGTGGTTCTGCACGTTCATGATGAGGTTGTCGTAGAAGTCCCGGCAGGCGAGGGCGTCACAGAGCGAGTGCAAACGCTCTTGACCGACGTTCCCGCGTGGGCTGCCGGGTTCCCTCTGGTCAGCAAGGCATGGCGCGATAAGCGATATGTCAAGTGAGGTGCAATATGCTTAAACCCAACTGGGACTCTATCAAGCTAGGGGCGGCGGTTATCGTAACCGCAGCAGACTATGTCTATAGCGGATGGCTGGTGGCAGTATTCGCCAAAAGGCGTGGGGGGATTCGGGTGGTGGTTGAGGATGATAATGGGCGGCTATTTGTGCATAATGCCAAGCAGCTTGGCGTCCCGGACGATGTGCTGTCCGCTTTAATCCCTCCTGTAAGGCTCAATTAACCATGACGAACACGCTATCAGCGGCCCTAGAGATGGCAAAAAAGGGGTTCCGGGTCTTTCCCGTAACGCCCGGAGACAAGACCCCCGTTAAAGGGGTGTCCTGGCAGGCCACCGCCACGACTGACCCCCTCAGAATCATGCAGCTATGGCACGATAACCCCGGCTGCAACTATGGGGTGGCTTGTGGTGGTGGCCTGCTTGTGGTCGATGTAGATGCACACAAAGGCGGCATGGGGTCGCTGGTAGCGCTGGACGGTGAGGTGCCTTTAACCGGAACGCTGGTCGTTAAAACGCCTGGGGGCGGATACCACGTCTATCTGAGCGGGCCGGACGTGGCGAACTCGGTTGAGAAGCTGGGGCCGGGGCTGGACGTGCGGGGCAAGGGCGGCTACGTGGTGGGGCCGGGCAGTTACTTTGCAGACTCGGACTGGGAGAAAGGCTACGCCGGGGAGTACACAGTGGAGGACGCCTCCCCCTTGGCAATGGCCCCTGACTGGCTGGTGACGGCATGCGGGGAAGCCCCGGCGGCGCGCCAGGTCAGTCCGCCGGTGTCTGTGGATAGTGTCGAAGATGTTGTCCGCGTAGCGCGGTATCTTACATCGTCTGCCCCCCTTGCTATCGCGGGGCAGAACGGGAATATCGTGACCTACCAAGTTGCAGCGGCAGTCCTGGAAATGGGCGTATCAAAAGCCGTGGCGCTTGAGATGATGGTGGCCTGTTGGAATCCTCGCTGTAGTCCAGCGTGGGAGTTGGCTGACCTGACCAAAATTGTTGATAACGCGGCCCGCTACATGCGACGGCCCGTAGGGGCCGACAGTTGCGCGGCGCACTTGGCCCGTGCCCAAGAGGCGTGGGGGAATGCAGCCTGTCTGGACGCGGATTCTTTTCTGGAACAAGAAGCGATTGACGGATACACCGAGGCGTTTAGCTTGGTGCTCACTGACGCAGAGGGGCTAGATATGAGAGCGTGGCTTGTAAGAAATTTGTTAATGCAAGGCGAAGTATCGCTACTGACCGGGCCGGGCGGCGTGGGAAAGAGCGCCTTTGCCATTGGCGCGGCGGCGCATTGGGCGAATGGCTGGGCTTACGGGGCGTTTGACCCCGTGCGACCGTTGAAGGTGGTGGTCTACAATGCCGAAGATGACCGCTTGGAGATGGTGCGCCGCTACTATGCCGCGTGCAGTACGGCCAAGGCTGACCCCCAAGAGACGTACAAGAACATCGTGCTGTGGTCAGGGCGCACGAACAAGGAGTTCCGTATTACCGAGGAGGACGCAAGGGGAAAGCTGGTGCTGCGTGAAGCGGATATGGGCTGGCTGGCGAGGACACTGCGGACGCACAAAACCGACGTGTTTGTTATTGACCCGCTGGCCTCCATCCATGACTTCGAGGAGAACAGCAATATCGATATGGGGAAGGTCATGCGCGCCTTGACAAACTTGGCGCGGACGGCGGAGTGCGCTGTCTTGGTCTGCCATCACTCCCCAAAATCAGCCCGAGCGCCGGGCGATGTGGCGTCCGTGCGTGGCGCGTCCAGCATCACGAACACGGCGCGAGCGGTTTATACGATGTTTCCCCCGGCAGATGAGGAGATACGGCTGTACGGGCTGCCCGACGATGCGCCCCAATCTATGTTGCGCGTGGACTCTGCTAAACAGAACTACGCGCAGCCCTTCGCCAAGCCTCTGTGGTTGCATCGTCGGCAGTTCGCCGTCCCGAAGCCCAAGGGCGCAGACCCCGCCGTTCCGCCGGATATGACCTACTCGCTGGTAGCGGTAGACCCATTGCCCGCTGTTGTGCGAGAGTCAGACGAGACGGCGATTATCCTGGCGGTGAGAAACTACATGGTCGATAACGGACTGGCTGAACTGTCCTGCTACGATGCAGCCAAAATGTTATCAACGGTAGACGCTCAGCGGTGGGCTACCGTCCCCGGCCCCCTGCCCTTTGCCGGAGTCCGGGATAGGATTCAAGCGGCCCTTGCCAACCCGGTTACGCTGGTGACAGGGGAGAGTCTGTCCATCACCTCCAAGCCCAAGAAAGATGGTGGGGTCAGATTGATGATTCAGATTAAGGTGTAACCCATAACAAAACGCCCTTGCACTGCGACCAGTGCAAGGGCGTTTTTCTTTGGTGCCAAGGTCAGGCCTGTTTAACCCATACCTGGCTCCCGTCTTCGATGTACATAATCTGGCTGGCAAAGGCTCCACCGTAGTAGGGCACCAGCGTCCCGTTATTCCGTGGCACGTAGTCGGCTGAGTTGGCGTCCATTGCGGATACGGGCGGGACGATGGTATACCGGAACGCTTCTGCTGTGCTGTAGACCTGTAGATGCGCTCCGCCTGTCGGGATGGAGGGTTCCAGACTGGTTAAGCGCACCCAAGCCGCGCTTGGTGCCAAGCTGGTCGTTGCAAGGACGGTTCCACCGGATAGCGCCGGGCCGGTGACTTCTAGGATGTTAGCGTAGACGGTCATTCACTTTCCCCGTCTTCATCTTCGTCTTCTTCCGGGTCAGAGAAGCTGAGTTCTCCCCCACAGAAGGGGCAGAAGTTAAACCCCGCGTCGCAGGGTAGCTCAAGCAAGCTGAATGTATTATTGCAACTGGTCAGCCACTCCTCAGTTTCAGAGTCGGGCTTTTCCCATAGACAAGCGTCGGCAGCATTGATGCTCATGAATCATCGTCCTTCGTTGTGTCGGCCCTTCGCAGGGTGTGATGCGCCTGTTGATTACGCAGGTCTATTCTAATCGATTTCAGAGCATCGTCAAGGTGGTTCACGTGGCGCTCAAACTCAGCCCCGTGGACGTAGCTATCCCGCACATCATCGAGACGGTGGTTCAGTTCAGAGAACGCCCGTTCAATCTTGAGATTGAGCCACGACAAGGCCGTCACACTCGCGGCAACGGCTCCGCCCCCGAAGGTTGCGAAGACCGCACCAAACACGCTTAAGAACCACTTTGTTTCCTCATCCATTATGGCGGAGCCTTTTTAACGGCGGGCGCAATGCACTGAGGAGGGCAGTTCACCACTAGCTCTTGCACGTCAGGATTGGCCCAGGAAAGGGGCGCGGCGCTGTTGGCCGGTGGCAGGGAGACAAGGAGACAGAACAGGGAACCAATGATTCCCCCGCCAAGGAAGAAGGCAAGCGCGAACAGACCGAAGGGGGGTGAGTTTGAAGTAGTCATATCTACTGCGCCATGCAAGCGGCTTTGTATGCCGCGTTAAACTCGGTCACTTGTTCTTGGGTCTTGCGCGTGTCCTGCTTCGACCAGTAGATTGGAGACAGCCCGGCGCACGGGATGGAGGCGGGCAGTGCGGCGCTAATCGCGCCGGAATCCATCGTCTGGCAGCCCGCCAGGGTCAGTGTCAGCAGTAGCCATATTACGCTTACGCTGTGCAATCTTTGCATGGGTTACTTTCTCCAGTGTTGCGGTGTGCGCCGCTTGTACGGCAGCCACGTCCTGTTCCCGCGTCCCATTAACGATAGTTCTTTCCCTCCACAGCCCGCTGATAAAGCTTAGCAGTTTTGCTACGGATGATAGAGTGGTCAGCCAGTTCATAGGACGCGGCCCCTTGTGCGCTTCGCTGTTCGTTGTAGAGGATGGATAGGCACCAAGAGCAGGGGAAGTCCGTCTGTTCCAGAAGCGGGCGGACTTCCCCTGTGTAGATGCGAGTACGGCAGAGCGACGCACCCGCCCGGAAGTAGTGCGCCCGGCTGGTGGGGCCGGGGCCGAAGTTCCCGGCGATGCGCTCATACGCCCAACCGTCAGCCATCGGCCTTAAGCCTTCGCCTCTTTGACGAAGACTGCCAGCAACCCGGCAATCACAACGCCCACGGACGGGATAAGCTGAGACAGTTCTTCAGCATGGGGGATGAACTTCATGCCGCTGAAAATAGCAGCCAGTCCGGCGTAGGTGCTCGGTTCCTTGAACCGTTGAAGGATGTAATTCATGCCACCTCCTTACAGGGGGCGGGTTCGGTAAAAGGGTTCCATTACGCCAGGAGATACAAGTTGGGATGTAGCTACCGTGGCGCTCGCTTCCGGCGGACGGCGGCTGCACTGGAAACGGCTCTTGTCAATCCTGACGATGGATACTGCATCGCCTTGGTTCCCGCCTAAGACGTGATAGTGCGATACGTCCTCAGCAACGTACAACCCAACATGCCCCCCGCCTTTGCGCGAAAAAACCAGCACATCGCCAAGACAAGGCGGGTTGACTGGCACGCCCCACATTCCCCATGACGCGGCCCGCAAAGGTACGCGGGGCAGCGCCTCCCCTGAGCGATGCGCGACGGTCGCCATGAACAGACCGCACCACGGGATGCTGTCCGCTGTGTAGGCAATCCCCACCTCCTTGGCCCATGCGAGGATAACCGGATTATTGCCCGGCCCCTCCTTCTCCTTGGTGCCGAATAGTTCCAGCGCGGTGATAAGCATTTTTGGCTTGGCGACGTGGTTAAGCCAAGCATAGGAGCTAGGTAATTCCATAGGAAGGCCTTATGCGTAGAGGAAGGTGACGCCCCGGCCCGTCAGGGTATCTCGCGCCGTTTGACTGGCGGCGGTCGGGGCGGCGTTTTGTGGTTTCGACCAGACTTGTTTGTTGTTTATCCACGTTGTCGCGTAGGCGGCAAGGTCGATAAACATCTGGTCAACTTCGGCGCTGGTCAATCCCCCCGGAGCCGCCGGGGCCATGTAAACCATATCCATCGTACTGGCCCATGCGCGGGGCGTGTATCCCGCCATCGTGTTAGCGCCGCCGATAGCGATGTACTGGGTAGGGGCAGGGGCATCCGATAACTTCCCGGTAATCGTGTTCAGTCCATCGACCCAAGTGTGGTAACACGCCGAAGGTAGCGAGGCGACATTCCCGCTTAGCGTGTTCTGCCCGCCAATACCAAAGAAGGTGAGCTTCCGGGGCAGCCCGGCAATATCTCCGGTGATAGTGCATGCCCCGTTCAACCGTAACAAGTCCAGGTTCCTTGGCAGTTGATTCACGTTCCCGGAAACCAGATGGCTCCCGGTGAGGTTTAGCGTAATCAGACTGCGGGGAAAGGCGCTCGCGTCGCTCCAATACGGATACCGATAGTCACACCAGCCCCGTTAACCCAGTCGCCGTGGTGTTCGTAGCCCATACCCGCGCCGCACGGACGGGCAGCAAGCCAGCGGGTACGGTCAGGGTGACAACGGTTCTGTCTGTCCGGGTCAGGGTGAGGGTTCCCCCGACCGTAACCACGATGGCGCGAACCGCCACAGTAAGGTCGCTCGCGTCACTGGGGGTAATCGGAAAAAAATCTTCTGCCACGCCATAATCGGCATGGCTCCTGCCATTCAACGCCATGATGTTCCCCTTACGCCGTGGTGCTTTCGTCGGGCCTAGCGGCCAACTTGGCCTCCAGCGCAGCAATCTTCGCTTCCAGTGAAGCGGTGTAATCTTGCTGTTTCGCCATCGCTTCGTTGAAGCCTTTCATGGTCGCATCAAACTGGCGCACCATGTTGAGCATCGTCATTTCAGCCATGCTGAGGGTCTGGTTCTGGTTTTCCATCTTACGCTCCTAAAAGGCCAAGTTGCTTGAAGTAGGTGATAAACTGGGAGATGGCTTGCCCGCACTGTGCGAGGGTTGCGCTACTGCCCGGAAAGTTGGCGACAACTGCGTTGTTGGTTGGAGTTCCCCAACCGGTAGACTGCCCTGTCGGGCCACCGTTGAAAAAGCCTAGCGCCGTCCCGGTGTGTTTGAACGTGTTGGTCACGAACGTATAGGAAGGGCCGACTTGTAGCGCCGCCGTCCATCCTGCCAGAAGTACAAGCGCCGGGAGGGTGTTGTCATAATAGATTGCATAGCCGTTTGTCGCCGTGGTTCTCCAGCCGCTTTGCAAACTACCAGAGGCGGAATCCGTACCACTAAAGTTTATCTTTTGCCAGGCTTTCAGGGATATGGCTACGTTAGACGTAAGGGTTAAGCCACTGAGCGCGAAGTCCAAGCCGTACATGAACGAACCCGTGGCGGACATAACGCTATCCACCGCCTGAGTTCCGACCGACTGAACCCGATAGCCCATCCACAACGCGGACTTGGCCCCTGTTGCAACCGTGCGTTTCAGGTTCACCACGTCGCCAATACAGGCGACGTCATGCCCGGAGTCATCAAGGTACAGTTCACGGGGATTAAAGTACACGCCATCCGTCCCCGCAGACATACCCCCGTTGTAAAGTACGCCAGCTGGGTTTGCGAGGAAGTTGGTTGACCCTGCTTTAGTCCCGGATACGAAGCATAAAGCGGTAATGGCGGCAAAGTCGCCTTGCCCGTACTGGTCGGCTTTGATAAAAACCGACGCGCCGCCCGTGCGCCCGCCTTGGTCAGCCGTGTACTGGTTCCAGCCTGATGTATTGTGCGAGTAGATGTACATCGCTGACGTGGTCGGGACATACACATAGCCTGAAGTCGGCTGAGTCAGCGTTGTGCTACCCGTCAGTCTGTGTTCAATCTGGAACAATGACTTCCCAAGGCCACCACTGAATGCGGAGTTAATGGAATCATAGCTGCCCGGGGAAGCGACGGCGGCAGTTTGGTTGAAGAAGAACCGGCCATGCGAGATGCTGTCATTCGTTTGAATCTGCCCCGGCCCCCAATAAGGACTCACAATAGACGCGGTAGCCACGCCCACCGAAAAGACGCCATTGGGGACGTAGACCGACGGCCCGGTGTTAGACCCGGATGTGGGGCTGTACCCGGTGATAGAATTAACGCTCCCAGTGCTTCCCCCGCTAGGTGCTAAGGCGGCGATGGCTTGGGCTACCCGTAGCGGAGTCATTAGCGTTATTACGCTAGTACCCGCTTCTGCGTCCGCTTGGGTTGACTTCCAATAATTGACGTATTGCGCCACCTTCAACGGCGACATGGCTACCGTATCGTTCGCCCCGTCTATCGCTTGTGCGGTAGTCGCAAGCCGGGAGGTGATACTCTGCGCCACCTTGAGCGGCGACATAGCGGTTGTATCGTCCGTGCCCGTTTGCGCTTGTACCGTAGTAGAGATAGCCAAGCTACCCCCACCACTGGGAGCCAAGGCGGCGATGGCTTGCGCCGTGCGCAAGGGTGTCATGAGCGTGTAGGCGTCCGTCCCGGCTTGCGCTTGCGCCTGCGAGGCTTGCCGGGCCGTAAGGCCTTGCACCACTCGCAAGGGCGTCATTATCGTGGTGTTATCCGTCCCAGCTTCGGCTTGCGCCTGACTGGCGAGGGAGCGCCCCGCAGGTGCCAAGGCGGCGATGGCTTGCGCCGTGCGCAAGGGCGTCATGAAGGTGGCATAATCCGTCCCCGCTTCGGCTTGGGCTTGCGTAGACTTCCAATACTGCAAGGTGTTAGCGACTCGCGCCGGAGTCATTAAGACCGTGTTATCGGAGAGTGCTTCGGCTTGCGCCTGAGTGGCAAGGCGATAGGAGATACTCTGCCCCACCTTCCACGGCGACATGGCGGTAGTGTCGTCTGTGCCCGTTTGCGCTTGTAGTGTGGAGGAGATAGCCAGACTACTCCCTCCACCGACAGGTGCCAAGGCGGCGATGGCTTGGGCTACCCGTAGCGGAGTCATTAGCGTGGCGTTATCCGTTCCTGACTGCGCTTGGGTTTGCGTCGCATACCAGACGGGCAACCGGACGTCAATCGCTTGCCGGGTGCGTAGAGGAGTCATTAAAACTGAGGTATCAGATAGCGCTTCTGCCTGAACCTGAGTGGCAAGCCGCGCCGTAATGCTCTGCACCACCTTCAGCGGCGACATGGCCGTAGTATCGTCCGTGCCCGCTTGCGCTTGTCCGGTAGTCGATATAGACAGACCCCCACCAGCGGCGGGCGCAAGCGTAGTAATCGCTTGCGCGACTCGCAGCGGTGTCATGAGCGTGTAGGTGTCCGTCCCGGCTTGCGCTTGTTCTTCACTTGCCAGCATAGCGTAGACGCCCGCCCGTCCAGTGAACGGAGTCAGCGCCTTGGTGTTATTTGTTCCTGACTCCGCTTCGCCGATAGTCGCCAGTTCCAGCGGAATCAGCGCAGTTTGCGGGATAAGTTCAGGGTTCCCGTACTGGTCGAAGCCAATAAGCGTGTTGTCGTGATTATCGAGATACTGATAAGGCAGTGAGCTTACCCCGGCGCTCAAGTTATTGAACCGGATACACCGCTCCATCTCATAATAGAGCCACTGAACCATCATCACGATACGGTCAAGCGACAGCTCTAGCGTATCTGCGATAACCTCCCCGTTCGAGTAGCTGGTTGACTGCGCTGGCGTAGAGGAACGCAATACCGTAATTTGTTGAGCTGCTCCGGGAGGCTGAAGGAAGCTAAGCGTTCCCCCCGCGCTCCCGGCTATCCCGGAGACGGAGTACCCATAAAGCTGCAACTCCCCGGCTACATATACGCTCAAATCGCCCGCTGACTGAAACGGAAACAGGATAGGAAACACCGTAGTAACACCATCGCCAAAGTAATCTTGGCGAGGAGTAATTGCTTCAATCGTCATGCTAACGCCTCATATATGGGGAGTCCCCGGTAAGCAACTGGATTAGTTCCCGTGCGCCTAGATAACTGTTGTAAGGGATAAAGGACAAGGCTGTGTTTTTATCGTGCCGGCTGGATGGTTTTCCCGACAGTGCGTCCGCTGCCAAGCGTCCCGCCGCTAGCGTACTATCCAGCATCCCCGCAGTTGGCCCCAGCAAGGCGCTGAACGCGCCAGAACTATCCGACGCCCGCGAAGTGACTACGCCAATGGGATGTCCCCCACCGAGCGCAACAATCGGAGACTTCAGGGGGTTAACCCGGTACTCATAACCCATAGCCCCTGTCAACTTCTCCGTGCGGTTAGACAAGTCAAACAGAAGGGGAAAGAGGCCAGAACGGTCTAAGCCGTCCGCTATCAGAACGCCGGGGTTCTTTGTCACCGTATCCATGTACCGGTCGAACCGTTCCCGCCCACCACGGAACGCCGCTAACACAGAAGCGAACGCGCCTACCGTGGCAAGCGCCGCCATGCCTCCAACAAAGCGGTGTGCCTCTTCTTGCATCCCGCGCAGCATGACCCGGCTATGCGCGCCAAAGGTGAAGCCCATGAACTGAGCCATTAACTTTCCAATGGGGTGATTAGCCATTAAGGGCACATCCCCTAGTCCGCGTCGGCTGACCACGGAATTAACGTCCATGTTGACCGCGCCCCGATACTGGCGTACCGCCCGCTCTACCGCGTGGCGAACACTTGGGGCTGCGCCCTCCGCGCTCTTTAGCCACGCCTCGGTGTGCGGAATCATCAAGCCGTCTACCCGCTCCCCGTGCGTTCTCAGCAAGTCCACCATAAGCGCTTGCGTATCCCGGTCAATACCGAGCATCCGTATCAAGCGCTCTCCCTGAGACGCGGGGACAAAAGACCCCGGCTCCGAGGCGCGGCCCATAATCGCTTGGATGATGCGATGCTGGCTGACCGTGCTGGCTACGGTCTGTTGGGCGTCGATGGCTGAACTTAACAGGTTCCAGCGTGAGGCGACATTACTGGCGCGTTGCAGAAAACGCTCGATGGTCGATGCGCTGGATGCGAATGGGTCAGCTATGCTCCCGTTCGATGTGATGTTAGACAGCAGAACCCGTTCATGAATCAACCCAGCAAGCCGTGCCTCCTCCATCGAGAGGCGCAGCCCCCGGCCCCCTTTACCGAAAAGCTGAGCCATCGCACGGGGCAGGGTCGATAGATACGGCGCGAGGCCATGCACCATCGCCGGGCGGATAAAGTCTGCAAGGTTGGGAATCAGCACGCCGCCCATGACCCGGATATAATTCAGATGAAGCAGGCTGCGCGTTGTCGCGCCCATGACGCCACTGTTAGCGCCCTGCGTGTACGTGCCCCGGATTAAGTCGCGCCCCGCCTTAATGTCCTCAATCGCCCCGCGCTCATCGCTCGCTAACCGCTTCTGCGCGCTCAGTTTCACTTTATCCAGTTCAGACCGGGCGCTATAGGCCGCTTCGCCCAATACGGAATTAACCTCCTGAACTGAGGTCGCATTGGCGACAGCAACCCGTAAGTCGCTGTATTCTTTAGCTATCTCCTCCAACTGGCTTCGCATATCCGCTGAGCCGAACCGCCGGGTTAGCGCCAACTCCCCATTCATCGCCCGAAGATACCGCGCCGCCACTTCCCGCGCATCACTCTTGAGCCAGCCGTGGTCAACCAACAGCGAATCGTCTACCAGAAACGTGCGGTCACGCATTGGCCCGGCGGTCACTTTGGTCAGGAAAGAGGGCACATCGTCAAGCTGTTGCACTTTTCCGGTGAGCTTGTCATAGACTTCCTTGGCCGTGGCGCGGCCCGCCCCTTCAAAGGGGTAGGCTTCCGGGCGACCCAGTTCATCTGCTAGGGCGTTTCGCGCCCCCCACCGGTCAGCGTAACGGTTTGCCGCCTTCGTCATCTCCTCGTCAATCCTGGCCCTCTCTTGCGCCACTACCTCTTTCTCTTTTTCCGGGGCGCGGGTCAGCCGCTCTCTCAAGTCACCCACGGCCTTGGCCCGGCCCTTGAGTTCTTTCTTGACGGTTGCGTACTCCTTCAAGCGCGGCCCGGCTTTCTGTGTCAGGTCTGCCGCTTCGGCGCGGAGCGCGGTTTTCCCCTCCCCTGTCGCCGCCTTCATCTCCTCACGGATAGCGGCCAAGCGGTCTACCGTGGGCGCAATATCGTGATAGAGGGTCTTTAGGTTAGCCTCCCGTGTCGTTAAATCGGCCAAGAGCGTATCGCGGTCAGCGGCAGACAGGCGTAAATCGGCCAAGCGCGTATCCAACTGCGCTATCGTCCGGTCACGCGCCAACACATCCGCCGCATGCTCCTTCGCCATCGCCCGGCCATAGTGCTCGCCAATGGTGTCCAGAAACTCTGGCTCTGTCGCCAAGAGGCGGTCACGGTCATAGACACGGGCGAAGTAGCTAGTAGCCGTCTTAACGTCTAGGTTCTTCTCCTTAATCAGCCCCATTTCCAAGGCTTGTTTCGTGGGCTGGTCAAACAGTGAGCGAAACGCCTTGGCCGCTTGCGCCACTTCCGGGACGGCGTGTTGGTCGCCATTGCGCATAGCCGCGCCCACTTCATCGTAGAAGGTATCCCGACTCATGCGGACGCCGCTCTTGCGCATGGCCTTGTACGCATTCCCCGCCTGTTCCAGCGTGTTGCCTAGCGCCGCTTCCGTCTCCATCTTGAACAGGGTTTCAGCCGACGCGCCCGTAGTCTCCCCTTCCCCGTGCAAGTTCCGGTAAAGCGTGGACTCATAGACATTGGCCGCGTACTGCCTTGCCTTGGCGGAGAGCCGCTGAGTTGACCGCAATACGGGATTAAGCCACGCCGTCTTGTCCGCCAAAGCCCCGGCCAGCTTGCCCGCCACCGCCATCTCCTCGGCTGTCCGGGGTACCGTGGTAATGTCGGGAGCCGCTTCCATCGCCCCGGCGGTGGACTCAATCGGCTTGACCGGCTCAACCGGTGACGCAGGGGGCTTGCCCGATTGAATATCATCGATGTTCTGGATGGCGCGGCCCGCCGCGTCCACCTCACCCCGCGATAGCAGCGACAGTCCCCCGCCTAGAAGGGAACCCAGCACAACGCCCGTTTCGACGTTGTGGATGCTCTGCTCAAGGGGACGGCCTGGTTGCGTCGCCTGTAGCCCCGCCTCTTGCGTAGCGACGAACGCCCCCGCACTTGCCGCCCCCACCGCCGCGCCCCGCGCCAGTGTCCATGAGGTGCTTCCGGCGCGGGCAATCGTTCCGCCCGGAATCAATAGCGGTAGGTCAAAGGTGCCCGCTGCAAGTTGCGCCACCATGCCCGGCGCGCCCGCTGCTGCCAAGACCCGCTGGTCAACCTTCCGGCGTTCGATGTCCGCACGAATGGTATCCGCCTTACGCTGATTAAGGACGCCCATAAAAGCATCCTCAAAGCCGGTGAGGTTGTGGTCTTTAACGTAGGTTGCCGGGTCGAACGTGCCATCATCGCTGTTGTCCGCTAACCATCCCGCATTGGCGATGGCACTTCCTACCATGTTGGTTTCCCGGAACGCCGCCGCCAAGGTGGAGTGCTCGGAAAACCGCTTCGCTTCATCTTCTTGCGCCGGGGTAAGGTAGCCCTCAGTCGGTACGGTTAGGCTTTGCTGCGCCACCGGGGCAAAGGATACCGCTTGGTTGTCCTCATTCTCGAATGAATAAAACACTAAAACCCCCCTTCCGACGGGTCAGCACCCACCGGCTCACCCATGAGCGGGGACGGTGGCGCGGGCGAAGCGCCCCTCGGCTCCCCTAAGAGCGGGGATGGCCCCCGCGCCCTCGCCTTTACCGCGCTATCCCGGAGTTCCGCCTGCTTTTCTTCCCCTAGCATGGCGTCGGTCTTGCCGGAGTGCGTCGCCAAATAGCTTTGCATATCTGGCAAGAACGCGCCGTGCAACACAAGCATTTCCTGGTCAGGCGTCTTGGGCATGACGGTAATCAAATAAGGAACTGAGGTCAGGGCAGTCCCGTCCTTGCGCTTGACATGGGCCGGAGCGCCATCGAAAGCGGCGCGAGTGCTATAGCCCCCGTGTTCCAGAGGAAGCAATACAATTTGCGAAGGGTCTACCTTGACCCCCTTCTGCGCCAACACCTCTTCAGCGGCCTGTTGATTGACCCACTGATAGCCGTCGGCTGCGTCTGCGATACGGGGCAGCCCGGACTTGGAGGGGGGATACACCATTAACAGGCCGTTTTGTACGCCAATTTGTTTCTGCGCCCGCAGGTCGGCATACGACAACGCCTTGTCCACGTCCCGGAACTTCTCATATCCCTGTTTGGCCCAATCTGCGTAAATGGACGCCATGATGGTTCGCTGTTCCCCGGCAGGCAAACCAACAGAAAAGGGCTTGTCGCTGAGGGGATTCCATGACGTGAACAGCTTTTGGAGCCGTCCGTCAATCTGTGCTTGGGTCAAGTTCTGTTTCTGGAACAACTGGAACTGCTCCTGCTTGACCGGCTCCATCTTCTCTTGCGGCGGTTTGAGAATCTGTGCCGTGGCTTGCTCCGGGGACAACCCCATTGTCTCGGTCAGCCGCCGGTACTCATTCGCCTGTTCCTCCAGCTTGGCCGCACCCTCCACACCCACAAACGCATTCGGGTTTTGCCGGAGCATCCCGGCAGCGACATTCATGGCGGACTGCACCCGGCCCGTATCGTTTGAGGCCACCGCCCCACGAATCGCCAAGGCGAAAGCGGGCGGAACAAGCCCGGTCTGGTCAAACACGCGGGCTGCCACCGCTTCCGGGGCTGCGCCCTTCTGCACCTCATTGGCGAAATAGGCGTCAATACCCGCTTTGTGCGAGGGGTCATACTGATTCGCTACCGCCTTTCCCCCGGCCATGAGCGCCACGCCCAGGTTCAGGTCTTTGTTCTGCTTTGTCCGGGCGTCCAAGATACTCTGAGCGCGCTTCCTGTCGTTATACTCAGACAATAGCCCGTCATCGATTGCCGCCTTCAATGCCGTATCGGGCGCGGGGCCGTTCTGAATATCGAGATAAAGCGCGTTGAGCTTGTCCGCCTTGGCGGCGGCGGCATTGGCCTGGGCTTGCTGTTCGTTGTGCGCCATCTGGCGCTGCGCCGTTTCCTGTACCCGCGCCAGTTGTTCCCCAGTCAAAGCGCGGGTGGCTGGCGTGTCCTCAGAGGCGGTGCGTAGTTTATCGTGCCAAACCTTAATGAAGTCTGCCGAAGTAACGGTATCGACGCCGCCCGGAAAACGCCCCTTCATATCGTCAGGGATGTTCCCCCATACCGCCGCCTTGGCCCATGCGTCCCCCTTCGCTTTCCCCTCCCCAGTAGACGCCATATTGCGCCACGCCAGATTGTCCGGCGCGGCGACGTGGGCCGCGTAGCCCCCGACGCCCTGTTGATACTGCAAATAGAGGTCTGCCGTAGACGGGTCACGCCCGTACTTAGCCTTGAACTGGGTGGCTTCTGCCGACAACTTAGCGGCCATTGCGCGGGCGTTGTCGGCGGGATTCATAATGTCCCCGCTCCCGTACTTCTTGAACTCCTCGTCGGTCAGTTGCCCCAGCCCCTTGTGCGAACCGTTCACCGCGTCGGGTCGGCCCCCGCTTTCGATGTGAATCAACTGGCGCAAGGCTTCGGGCGGAATGGAAAATTCTTTCGCCGCCCCTTCAATCGCAGCATCGACCGGCGGAGCCATCCGCGCCGCCAGCGACTTGGCTACCGTCGCCGGGTTACTCTTGGCCCGCGCCATCTCCGCCTGAAAGGCCAATGAATTTTCCGCCGCCCGCTTTGCCTCCAACTTCTTCTCAGGCGATAGGGTGGACTGGTCAATAAAGTCAAGTTGCTGCTTCACGAACTGCGGATAAAGCGCCGGGTTGTTGGTGACTTGCAGTTCAGCTTTCCGCTGCGCTTCGTCGATGGCGCTGGTCATGAAGCTGGTCTGTTGCTGGTACTGGTCATGGAAGGCTTGCTTCGTGCGCCCGGCGATAAACGCGCTTGCCTTGACGGCGTATTGCTCGCGCAGCCCTTCTGGTACAGTCTTTAGCCACTCACCGAGCCGTTGCTGTGTGGCCTGCCGGGACTGTTGCCACCATCCGTTCGCCGTGCCTGAGAGTTGGGTTACGCCTTGCTGGTAGGCTTGGTCATCTTCATCTTGTAACTGGATGAACTGATTTTCGGTATTGAACTGCTCGGACTTTACGGCGTTCGCTTGCAGGTGCGCCGCCAACCGCTGTCCTGTATCACCGAGCGAGCTTATCGCGTCGGCTACGGCCCCGCCGAAGTCCGCGCTAGACGCCCGCTGGGCAGGTAGCCGGGCGCTGGGCAGGTCAGACCGGGTATAAAGTTGGGCCGGGTCAATCGGAAGTAACGGCATAGGTACACCTGTCAGTAGTAACGGGAGCGGGTAGACAACAGCGCATTCCCCGCATTGAACCATCCGGCAGTGGTCGCACTCCCGGCTGAACTGCGCTCTAGGGACGCATTGGCGTAGTGTCCTTGCGCCGTAACTTGGCTATCGTAGAGGGCGGTCAATTCATCCAATGCGCCTTGGGTTTCTATTGCGCTGAGCACATCCCCGGCGCTACCGCTCAACTCCATACCCCCTTGAAGATACCCGGCGCGTGCGGCGGCGGTGCGTTGCTGTGTGCGCCGCGCCACGTCTGTCGCCTTCTCCGCTCCTTGATTCAGGGCAATCTTGGCCTGTTGCTCCTGAATCGCCGCGTTGTATTTCGCTGCATCCCGCTGGGAACGCGCTTGCGACAGCGCCCCGGCGGCGCTCAGCAAGGTAGACCCGACCGTCAAGGCGGTTGCCGCCGTGCTGGCTGTAGCGGCGGTTGCCGCGCCTGCTGTAGCCGCGCCTGCCGCTGCTGTACCGCCTATTGCACTACCAATCGCAGTAAATACCGGAACTAAAAAGGCCATTGTCACTCCCCATATACATACATATAGTAATCCTGCCCGCCGTAAAACCGGCGCATTCTCGATTCAAGCGCAAAGCCCAACTGCCTTGCCCACCGGCCCCCCGCGTCGTGCCCGTCCTGTACACACAACTCAATCCGCCCCTTTCCGGCGTGGGCCGCGTGGATTCGCGCCAACTCACGGCGTGCTGCGCGAGTAATCTTTAACATGGCCGGGCCTGCCTTCCGGCCCATGTACGCCCACGCGACGATTCTCCCCGGCCAAAATTCCAGCAACCCCGCAATCGCCACGGGCTGCCCGTTCAGATAAGCGGCCCACACCGCGCCACTGGTCAACAACGCCGCCAAGTTTTCAGGGGTGAGCGCCATCTGCTCTGCTTGTGCAGGCTGAATATCCAGAGTCGTGATAAACGACTCTGGACAACGGACGGAACGCAGGGGGGCTATATCAATCATTAAGCGCCAACCGAGCAACAAAGGCAGTCAGGGTGGCAGGGGCCGGGCGGGACTGCTCATAGCAGATATAGACGCTGGTATCCCAACCGGACGGAAATTGAACCACCACATCCCCGCTAAAGAGTTGGGGCGGCGTGGTCACGGGCAACGACGGGTCAAGAATGGGTAGTTCATCCATGTGGTCAAACGACGGGCCATAACTTCCCCCCACGGTGGATTGCAACCGTAGCCATAGATTAGAGATAGCCCCCTTGACAGTCTGCGAGGTTCCCGCTCCGCCCGGAACCTCAAGGCGCATGGACTGGTAGCGAGAGACAAAGGGCAACCCAACATGAACAAGGTTGGCCGGGCGGCTCAGGGTTATCGCCCCGTTCACCACCCGCTTCACCTCAGCAAACGCCCCGTCCGCGACTACCTGAACGTCCCGCTGGTCAAGGTGCGCTAGCCCCGTCAGAAGGGTCAGCCCGGTTCCTCGATAGGTAACGCTGGAATCGAGATGAACCGCCTCGGCCAACCCCTGCTTCACCAGCCGAAAATCGGTCAAGTATTCAATGCTGCGAACCGGCGTCCCGCCTGAATCCCGATAAACAGCAAGCCATACATCATCCGTTTTACCGTCAGGCGAGGGGATGCAGCGGACGGACTCCACAATTCCGCCGTCCCCTAGCGCATGAGAAGACCAAGCTAGGATACCCCTGTCCCGGACATAGGTCATAGCGGCCAGGGAGCCGTCCGACAGGACGCACCAAACAACGCCATCCCGCTGTTGCTGATAAGCCCAGTCCACGATGTTACGGGGCAGGGCGTCCAGTCGGTCAGGGTTCTCGGAGCCATCAAACAGATGCTCCGCCAAGACGGACACGTCCTCGGCTTTGTACTTATCAATCGAGAAGTCGTAACGCATGGCCCGGACGCGGTGCCCCGGGCGCTCGATAAAAAGCACCTCCTCGCCTACGTTCAGGGGGCGGATGGAGCGGCCCCCGTACTCCGTCTGTGAAGTGCTCTGTACGTTCGTAGCGGAGTAAACCGCTTGCGTAGTCTGCTCCCCTAGCGTCAATTCCGCTTGGGACGAACCGATAACCAGCGTCCGGGCCGCAGGAGCCAGCCAGCGAATATCATCCAGTTTGTCCGAGGATAGCTCCACCGCCATCGCCGTTTCCGCTGTCACCGTGCCCGCGTCCAGGGTATCAAAGTTATCAAAGTCCCCTGTTACCGAGTGCCAGACCTTTTTACCCCGCGAATAGGTCAGCCGCTCCCGGTAGAAGGTAATGTTGGTCGGGTAGCCATAGACGTTCCCAAACTCCGACAGCGCCCACCGCCCGGACTGCAAAGTCAACAAGGAGTCAGGGAACCGGGAGATAACCGTCATGGTGCAGCTCAATCCATCCGGGGCTACGGCGGTAATGGTGCCCCAGCCATAGCCAGAATGAAGGTACTCCCAGCTGACGACGCCATCGTTTGCATGGCCTTCTGTGTGGGTAGGCACATAGCGCTGCGTCGTGTCGTTAGTGTTATAGGTATAGCTGTTTTCCGCTCGGTAGACATGGCCGCTGTTTCGTACTTGGTCATTAACCGCTACGTTGCGGGCGGGTTGATAAGGGAGGACGGACGCGGGGTTCTGACTCCAAATACGCAGCATCATACCGATATGGGCGGCGGTAAACATCGCTCCGCCCAAGGTGACTGTTACCGTAATCGTCCCTGTCACCGCGCTAATGGTGAACGCATAGCCATTGGCCGGGTAGTCCACGTCCCGAAACGGCCCCTTGGTGAAAACTACCGGGGTTAGCGTCCACGACGTAGCGCCATAGCGAGATAACTTGTAGGGCGGGTACTTACCCTCTGCGTGAACAATCCACATTACATCCGCGCTTTGGAGAGTACGCAAAGCGAACGTGCCCTCCGCCGTGATTAAATCCGCCACGGGGTAGGGGGAAAGCAGCTCATAAGGAATCCCGCCATACAGGAGCTGACCTCGGTCAGTCCAGAACCGGATATAATAGTCACCAAATTCAAGTACATAGGCTTGGCCGGTGGAGAAAACAAATTCCACCAGCCAGACCCGTTGCCCTGCGTCTTTCACTGGGCCGACAAAACGAGAGCCGCCGCGCCGCCGGGCCGGCCCTTGAGGAAGCGGCAAAAAATTGAACAGGGTCTTGGCGGCGTTGAAATACTTGTCCTGGTTGACCTGCCCGTCCAGAAGCGGCGACCACTCCCCGCCGTTCAGCGCCGCCGTTAGAACCCGTACCTTTGGCATCAATAAACCCTCGCTGCAACCCAACTAAAGTCGGGCATTAGCTGTTGTGGAATCTGGATAGCGTTCGTCCGCCGGGCGCGGGCTAATTCCTTTTCGTACAGTTGCTCGGCTCGCTGCAACATGGAGTCGGACTTGGTCAAGGGAATGGCAAGCTGCACAGCCAGCGCCATTGCGACCGTCTGGCAGAAGGTGGCAGGCCACAGATGAACCGCCGCACTGACATCCCGAATATAGGAGATTCGCAAGGGAGGCGCAAAGTTAGTCAGTATCTTTTGTCCCTGAATCTCATACATTGGCGTAGGGTTAATATCTACTGGACGCCGCTGAGGAAACAACCACTTATCTTCCAACTCTACCAAGCGCAAAAAATCTTGGGGAAGGGCGTACTGGTTCGCAAACCGATAAAGGGGCACAGTGCCGTCCAAAGGTAGTCCAACCTGCGCCTTGGCAAAACTCCACGCTTGCGCCTCCAGTTCCGCTCGCGCCACGACAGAAAAGCAGGCGTTCGCTTGCCGGGCCGATTCGCTGTTCTCGGTAGGTGACGCGATAAGGTTACAGGCCAGAACGCGAAGCGCATTATTCATAATCTCTAGTAGGGTCATCTTGTATCCCCTGAACAACAGCCAATAAAAAGCCCCGCCCTGATAGTCTGACTCAGGGCAGGGCGCGTGGCAAAGCGCGGGCGGCGGACTACGGCCCGGCGAACTCCATATCAATCACCAACTTAGCGCCAGCCGTGGTCGGCAAACTCGCCGTAGCCACGGTTAGGATGATGTCTTCGCTGGTGTTCACTGCCGAAGAAGCCGCCGCTGCCTGAGTCGCCAAGCCAAACGCGGTGGGCGTATCAACAGCGGTAAAGGTCGCAGCCGCCTTGTATTTAGCTGTGGTGCCCGCAATGCCAATAGCAATGGTCGAAGTGCCAAGGGATACACTGGACGTAATGAAGCCCCGGACGAACCGGTGCCCCGGCGGACGGGTAAAGAGCAACACGGTGTCCGCCGTGGTCACGACGGTTCCATTGGTAGTGGAACTGGTCTTCGGCGTGTCAAGGTTAATGGTAGCGCGGAACAGACGAATCCGGCCCCCTACGCCCTCATCGCCGGGCAAACGCGGCGGAGCGTCACCCCGTTGCGCCTGCTCATTACTATAAAAAACGGTCATATCGTCTACTCCAAAACGCAATCAGGTTGAGAGGCAGGTAATCTGAACTACCTTTTTCTCTTGCGTCCGAACCGCGCCCACCGTGGTTTCAGACCAAATCTGCCAGTTGTAATTCTTGTCCGGGCGCGGGTCTACCCGACTCTCCAGCCCGCCCCACCGGCCCAAGTGAATACCGCTCTGAACCCAAACAGGGATGTTGCGCGTGGTGGACGCCAGTCCGCCCGGCGCAACATAAGGCAGGCTTAGGGGATACTGAGACGTTACGCCATCCGTCATGGTGGCTTGCCACTCCACCTGGACGAAATTGAACCCAAGGAACTGGGTAACACGTCCATCGACCAAGGTGGGCTGGCTGTTGTAATCCAGATTGGTGACTTGCAATTCACCCAACAGGTTGTCGTGCTCAACCGCCGTGATGGCGCAGTAGACCCGTTCGCGAGCCAAGTCCAAGCCGGACTGCATCAAGAGACGCTTGGCGGCGCGCAGCTTCGGGACGTTCAAGCCGGAGTTGGTGCCACCGACATTCACGCCCACCTGTTGAGCGGCGGGGAAGGCCGTGGTGGTCAAACCCTGCTCGCCCGTCATGGCGTTACCGAAGAACGAAGCGCCAATTTCATCGTCGATAGCGCGGCCAATGGCCTCAGCAATCGCAATAGCATAAGGCGACTTCATGTCTTGAAGCATCTTGATAATATCCAAGTTATCAATCAGGGTCGAAGACGTTACCGTATGCGGGTAGACCCAGCGCCGGTCGGACGGCAAAGAGAGGTGGGGGGTGTCCGTAATGCGCGCCCGGTCACGGATAACGCCCACGGTGCCCACCTGGTCAACCACCGTTCCGGCCTTACCGACATAAGTTCCCTGGGCACAGTAAGGGGGAAGCTTCATCCCCTTTTGCTGTAGCAACTGTTCTACGTTCTGCGTAAATTGCAGAACTTGATACGTTTGAAGATCATAAGACACGAGCGGCCCTCCAATCAATTACACAGAGTGCGGTTATCCTGGACGGGCCGCTGGTGTATTATACATACAACAGCTAAGGCGAAAAGTCAACCCTGAAACGGCAGTTCTCACCAGAGAGCAAGTCGGTCATTCAAGACTTTCTCATAGCCAATCATGAACCAAAGTTGCGTAATCATTAAGTGTTGCTCCTGCTCCCCCAGTGACAGGAAAATGGCAGTGCGTAAAAACTTCTCCAAGGCGTCAATCTTCTCCCCTAGCGCCTTGACTTCTTCGGCAACTCTTTCTTGGTGAGGCAACATATCGGCTCCTATAGCGTCCGGTTCGCGGCCAACTTGGCAAGTTCAGCCATTTCCTGAATCGCCCCTGCCCGGACTGCCGGGTCATTATGGTCATACCGCGCCATAAACGCAGCATCGGCGCGAAGCGCCGCCATTCTTTGCGCAGCGCTTGCAGGAGACTGAGACGAAAAGCCTGAACTGCGCTTCGCGCCCGCATCCGGCGGCATCCCTTCGGCGTAGTTGCGCCCGAAGAACTCCATAATCCGGGCGGCTCGCGCCGGGCCAAGTGCGCTTTCCAAGGCCTGCGTCGCCGCTTCGTCCAGCCCAGCGGCGCGAAGCGCCCCCTTAGCCACCTCCACCCGGCGGGGAAACTCCGCGCCCCACTCTCGCTTCAGTGCGTCAATCTCAAGGGCGTAGGCCGAATTGACCTTTTCAGCAGCGGCCTTCTCCATCTGGACATAGGCGCTGGTCACGGCCTTTGCCTGCTCTGCGCTCAAACCGGCTTCATGAAACCACTGCTTCGCGCCGTCGATTAAAGCGTTATCCGCGCCTTCCGGCAACGCCAAAGATAGGTCATATTCCGCCGCCGTTTTCGGACGGCCCAACTTATCATAAATCGCATTAAGGGCTGCCTTGTCCTCCCCATCTTTCGGGAGCACCACCGTCCGCCCGGCCCGGTCAGCGCCAAGTAATTTCTCAAGATGCTGGTAGCTCTGGAAGATAGCATCGACGCCGGTGTCTGCCTTCCAGCCCTTGTTCTCTGCGTAGGCTTTATCGTCCGGGGACAACCGGTCAAACCAAGAAGCAGGAGCCGTCGAAGCGGTCTGCGCCGTCTCAGTAGAGGTCGCCGGAGCCGCTGGTACTTCTGAGGGATTGCCCCCCACCAATAAGGAAGGAGCTGTTTGTCCGCCGGGCGGCGGAGAAGGAGACGTTCCGGCTTGCCCGGACGAAGGGACACCGGCAGTAGAGCCGGTCGTGTTGTCAAGGTCGTTCAATCTATTTCATCTCTGAGGTTAAGCCGTTCACTTAAATCCAGCGCCAGCATCTTAGCCAGCGTGTCAAATACTTGGCGTTTCCCTATCTGAATACCTAGCGCCACCGGGTCGATTACGTTATCCACTCCTTTTGGTGGTGGATACTGCCCGGCCCCGTTGCACTCCCGTTGCAGGTACGCAACAATCAAGCGAGCGTTTTTAGTCAACCGCCCGTCCGGCCCAAAGCACATTGCCCGTAACGCTTGCTGGCGAACAATCGCTTTTGTCAAAGGGGACAAGGCTGGCATATCAGATTACGCCCGTTGTGTTGCCGGGAACCGGCGCGTTCTGTGAAATTTGCTGCGCCTGGGCAAAATTCTTCACTGCTTGCGACACGCCGGGCGCGGCGGCAGCGGCCTGTTGTATCATCGCCTGTTGCTGTTCCGCCTGTTGCTTCACCGCCATATCTTCGGCGCTGAACAGAATATCGGGCGGCGCGCCGTTAATGTCAGCAATACGCTCCAAAATACGGCCAAAGTCAAGCCGCTTGACCACGGTCGGGTCGGCTTGAGCGATGTTCACGGCTAAGTCTACCGTGCGGAGAATTCCCACCCCTTCGTCAGCCTTCATGGCGCGGGTCAAGGGGGAGTCGTACTCAATCTCGAAGCGCCCGTCTTTCATCAAGTCAGGGGGCAAGTCCTCAGCCCGAATGACCCCGGCGTTAAAGAGAATGTCAAGTTCCCGCTCAATCATCGGGCCAAGAAACTCCGTTCTTAGCCGTCCGCCAATCGGGGCCAAGAGCGCCCCTTTTTCCTGTACCCGCTGCATGACCTCAGTTGCCGTCATGCGGTCTGACCCGTTATCCGTGAGGACTTGAAACAGGGTAATCAGAAACGAAGCGTTAATCGCGTCCCGCTTCTTCTGTTGCATTTCAAAGGTCAATCGCGTATCCCCCTTGGGAGTCAGCGGCTTAACCATCTCATTCCCGTCCGGGGACAAGTAGCCGTAGTTAATCGAACCGGGACGCACTACAAACGGGTCAAGCGAATCTGCATCCGTCGCCAGTAGGGGCGGGTCTGCCGTTAATTGCCCGAAACGAAGATTGGTTTTCTCCATCTCTTGCAACGTCAGATTGTCTGCTAGGCATTCATGCGCCGGGCCGCGTCCCATGACCTCACGGGCCGCTGTAGTATACCGCGCCACGGCAAACGGGAAGGTTCGGTACCCGCTCTCCTCCACGATGGCGGAATCGCCACCTACCCGAAAGGTATAGCTTGCAAACGGCATATTTCGGTTATCTTTCCGCGCCGTGTTTCGCTCCACTCGCGGAAAGACTGCCGTGCAGAACTTGACCAGCTTTCCGGGGTTCTCCTGTACATCCCGCAGAATATCCACCGGGAGCTTATCTCCCCATTTCTGGAAGGCCTGTCGCTGGCTGTATTCGTGCGTCCAGAACGCGGTATCAATCACACCTTCTGCGTTCTCATCAATATAAATCTCTGAAAGGTGGATGCTCATATAGCGTATGCCGGGCTTGGCGTCATGGATATACAAGACGCCATTTCCTACGATGCCTAGGCTTAAATAGACCTCGAAGGCCCGACTTGCAAAATTCCCTTTTGGGGAATATCGAACAGCGAACAGCGTATCGTTTATATCGCTGAGCGCTTTTGCAACCTGACTATTGCCCCGGAGCGCCGGGTCAAGCGCCCGCAACTGGTGCCATTTTGAGGTTTGCGGTGTGATAAGGGTATCAATCGCAGCGGCAAACCGAGGGGCGGCGTACTGCGCCGTCGAATCGAATATATCCTGACTCCGATTCGTCCCCGGCGCGTACTGCACCCGGAACCCGGACATAGACGGGCGCACCAGCCGGGTAATGCGTTCCCATACCGTATCGAAATTAGCCCGGTCATTTTGTAGTTGGGCCAAGCGGGCATTTAGCCAGTGGGCCGTGTCCGCCGAAGTCGGGTTCATGGGGTCTGCCCGGCGCGAGTCGTAACGCCAAGATTAGGCAGCCCGGAGTCCCCCGTCAATACGGTAGCCCTACGGCCCTGCTTCCGGGCGCGGGCGTCCTGTTCGTTAATCTTGGCCGTTGCATCATCCACTTGTGGAGCCGGAGCAACCGCCGCCGCTTTCATCTTCGTTCCGCCAAACATTCCCGACATAGACCCCCCTCAATCAAACGTAACTAGCCCTGCTCCCAGCGCTGTCCTGGGCCGGGCGTCCTGCCTTGTCTCCCAACTGCCCCGCCTGTTACCCGCACGAGCGAAGCGCCTACCCATTAAAGCATACCGGGACGCGCATATCAAGTCATCATTCCGCTTGACAATTTCACCTTCCTTCCGGTGATAAAGTCGATATTCCTCAAGCCACTTGATGCACGTCTCAAACACCTTCCAGCGGCCTTCATTCATCCGCGCCAGCATTTCCAGAATGCCCGACTCCACGCCGTAAGAGCCATCGGAAAAACTGACACTGTCCGGGTGCATCTTGAGGCCGTTACGCTTGTACTGCGTCGCCAACTGGGCACAACTCCCCTTGTCGTGCTGCAACCCGTCTCTAGGCCACTGCCAGACAAGGTCGTTGCCCCATTGCCGGAGCGCTTGGCAATGCTCGGACGGCCCCTTCAACCGCTCCCGGTATTCCCGTATGACGTAGAACACATCGGCGTCTCTGTCCCAGGCACACTCCACCGCGCCGAAGGGATGGTCATAACCAAAATCCATGCCGCCCACCTTGGCCCAGTGTTCAGGCACCATTAGGGGAGGACACGTAATCGTCTCCACAGCCAGCGGGAACACAAGGCCGGAACCCAGTACCGGCTCCCCGTTCAGCCGGGCGTCCCGCGTTGAAGTGTCGGTATAGCTCGCTGCAATCGCCTCCCGCTGCTCCTTGGAGTAATGCCCCACGTCCTTAATCGTCATTTTTACAACAATGCGATTAAGCCCCGGCATGGTGAAGAACTCCGTAACCACCTTTGACATACCTTTCAGTGGGGTGAAGGTAATGTACACCGGCCCTTGTACGGCGTTTGTCCGGGTCACGGCCTCCTCATACACATCATAGGGCGGCTCCTCATCCAACCAGACCGCGTCCACGGTATCCGCCTGCCATTTCGACCGGCCTTGGTCATAGCTCTTGAACCGAATCACGGACGCGCCGCCTTGTACATGACGAACCACTACCGCATCGATGGCGTCCTTGACCCCCGGGCGGCGCTTGGGTTTCTGAGCAATGGCGTCACGGGGTATCAGCCCCGTCCCCCATTCTTCTTCGATGGCGGGTGGGCCAAGGAGCAAGCGCTGCATCCCGTCTCTGGTCAGTTCGCCGGATTCGGAACCGGCCAACATGGAGACAGGGCGGCTGAACCGCTTACCCGACCACCAAGGAGGATAGCGCCCGGTCAGATGATAAGCTGTCTCCGCCGCCCCCGCGTAGGTGTTATGAGTGACAAGGTGCCCCCCGACGATGTAGGTTCTGGACGGGTGGTCTACGGAGATGCACACCGCCGGGCCGGGGTTGACCTCACGGAAGCTGACCATAATCGGGTCATACCGCAACGGCGCTCCTTCTCCGCGCCGAAACCACCGCAGACCATGTTCTCCCCGCGTGTAGAAGCCCAAAGGCATCGCCAAGAAAATCAACCGGGGCTTAACGTCGCGCCCCTCTGGCTTGACCGCCGCCGCGCCGCCGATAGAAAAAATAAGCTCCCGAACATCCAGCGCAAGGGCGAAGGAAGACAGGTGCGAGATGTGCGCGCCTGTCCCGGCCAACCGGAAATAGCCGTAGGAGCAACTTTCAATCAACCCCAGCAGAAATTGTCGCCGCTGCTCCAGCGATGCACGCATGTAAATTTCGGGGATACGCCAGTCGGAAGACCGTCCAGCAAACCCCATAGCGGATAACCGGCGGCGAAGGTCAGGCGGTGCCACGGCTTCCCATGCCGAAAGACGGGTCTTGCGGGTCAGCCCGTACCGATTGATAAACCACTCCGCCCACGGAATATGCGCCCGTGACAGGTCAATCAGCACATCCTTGGTAATGGTTCCACGTGAAACCACGACGCCTAAGAGATACGGGTCTACCGGGAGCGAAACTTCATCAAGCTGCGTCCCGCCGTTCGCCGGAATGAAGAACCGACGGCCCGGCTCCGGCGTGTCACCGAAGGCGCGGCGTAAATCCAAGGTTTTACGAACCTCCCATCGGTCTTCCCCATCGTGCAGCCACGGGGCGCGGACTCGCCAAAGGTGTTCGTCCCCACAAAGATGCGACGCCCCGGTATCAAAGCTGACCCTGACCAGTGGCTTTATGCCCTGAGGGTAGACCGCCAGCACTCGCGTCGGCGTCCCATCCCCGGCAATCACCCGGTCTCCCGGTTCAATGTCGCCAACCCTGACCCACCATCTATCCGGGGTCAGTATCTTTTCATCGACGTGCGACATTTTCCCTAACTGGTTGCCCGCCGATAGCAGCCGCTGCCGGTACTTCGCTCCCAAGCCGTGAAATTGCTCCTGCTTGGGGTAGGGAGCATAGTTTTCCAGCTTAAGGGACTGCGCTTTCTTCCAATTCGATTCTTCCAGCCGCGTAATAGCCTGCCGAATGTCGGTATCAGAGAAAACGCTTAGGTCAAGTTCATCCATCGGCGCAGTCCCTCACGCGAATAAGACCGGGACGATTGTCCGGGGAAGCGTGGGCAATCGCTACCCCGTAAAACGCCAGATGCGAAAAGTGACTTAGGCCGCTTTCCGCGTCCATCTCCTCGCGCTCAACCAATGCCGCGTAGTGTCGGCAAGCCGCCGCGTAGAGCCGCTGCGATGAAATGCCCAGCGCCCAATTAAAGGGGTCGTATTTCGTCGCGCCAAAGTTAAGGACCTCAGCTAACGCAGCGATATAGCCCTTGGGGTGATACTGGTGCTCGCCATAAACCCATCGCATATCCGCCGCCACTTCAGGCGCAGACGTTCGCCCACGATACCACCAGTATAGACTGCGTATCGCCGGGAAAATCCCCGCGTCCACCCCGACAATATCCCACGGAACCAAGGTGAAGTCCGGCTTACCTACGTCTTGCTTTCGCCCGACTTGCTGTTCAGCCACGACAATCACTCCCATGATGAGTTCTCCGGGCGTTCAACATCCACCAACAACTGGATAGGGTGGCTACGGCTCAGCTTTTCCACCCCTACGCGGGTGGTCATGTTGACCAAGACCAGCAAGTCAAGCCACGCCCGCACCAGTTCGACCTTGTGCGCGGGCGCGGTCGCTTCATCAAGCAGCGAGATAAGCCCGTTACGCGGCCCAAGCCAGTCAATAACCCGTTCCGCTGGCTTCAACTCCGCCGCCAAGTAGGCGCTGGACGCGGCGAAGAAGCGCTCCACCGCATCTTTCAAGGCCTCCTTGACCTTGACCTCGGAAACCACCTTGCTGATATTCAGCGCCAGCAGCGCTAGGGAGTTCCCGGCGAACCGGCGCACCACCTCACGCGCTGCCTTGGCGTCCGGGGAGTTAACGCCTTCCTGCTTCCGGCGGGCTTCTTCCTTGGCCGAAACAGACGCGGCCCGGTCAAGAGAAGCTGACCGCGCCGCCTTTATCTGCTTCATCACATCGGTATCGGTCATAACATGTCAGCCTTTAAGAAGTAGTTGAGTAATCATGGTAAGGAAGAAAACCACTAACGCCAGCGGAGTCAGACTATACAGCAAAAGAATCAGGATAATCCCTACCGCCTCCACTGTCTCCCACGTCCGGCGAAGGCAGAAACACACCTTCTCCCGGAGTGTGGTTACGGGTAAATCTTGATAGTATGCCATTGCGTTAGTCCCACTCGATAGGTTCAGGGGCGTCCACTTGCTGCACGTCGGCAACATAATGGGTCAGTTGATTGGAACCGTCCTTCAGGTTGATGAAGCGCTCAACCGAGCCGCCGGGAGTGGACGCCTGCTTAATCGCCACCACGGCCTCGGCCACGGATAGCCTGGGGTCTGAGTCTGGCAAGTCCAGCGGCGT